CTTCTCGGATGTAACGACCAGTACCTTGGCATGTTAAGCATGGCTTTTCAAGGTTACCTTTGCCATTACACTTTTTACATGTAACGTTTTTCACGTCACGAAAGAATTTATAGATTTCACCTGTTCCCCCACAAACCCCACATGTTCTTTCTCCAAACGGTGTGTCAACATGGAATGCTCCTTTTTCTTTTATCTGGGTTTCTATAGCCTTTCTAACTATGTTATTCTTTTCCTGAATAATACTTTCTTTTTCATTTGAATACTGATAACGTTTTTCGAAGTCTTGTAGATAAGTGTAGATAGACTCTGACATTTCTTCTCCTTTCTTAGGTTTAAAAAGTTACTTCATAGAAACAGTACCTCTCTAGCATCCCACTCACAAATTAATATATATAGAAGTTAACTAAGTTGTCTTTGAGACAAATGTTAACGGAAGATATTATGACATTTCAGAACAAACAACCAAAAAAAAAGAGGTGTAAATGTTTAGTATTAAGAAGTCGTTTGCGAACTGCCTTAAATGTCCTCTCCTAGATGCTCCTTCCTGTATTCTTGAGACAAATTGTGAGGATGATCTTAGTAAAGTTGAAGTCGTCTTCGTTGCTGAAAATCCAGGTACTCAAGAAGTTAAGCAAGAACGGCCATTGGTAGGTCGAGCAGGAAAGATGTTTAGAAAGTATTTTGAAATGTTTAAGATAAACAAGTCAAAATACTTGCTAACTAACTGTGTTCTTTGTCAAACTTTGAATCCAGACGGAACAACCGGTAATCCAACACAAGAAGTGATTGAACTATGTAAAAGTAATTGTATAGAGATAATTAAAATTTGCAAGCCAAAATTACTAGTTGTTATGGGAACAAGTCCTATGTCTGCACTGGGCATTGCAAAGTCAGGAATAACAAACTTACATGGACGTGTAACTGAGTGGAATGGCTTTAAGACAATAGTTATTGTTCATCCCTCATTTGTTAACCGCAACCTTGTGGTTTGGGAACCTAAGTTTAGAGATGCAATGGCTAAGATCGTAACATTACTTGGTAAACAATCTCCTATACAGCTAGAGCATCAAGTTCATGTTCAAGGAAAAGGTATCCATCGATATAAGATTCCAGAAAAGTTTTACACAGATGATTACCGTTTAATAGATATTCAGTACTTACGAAAACAGCAAAAAGTGCTCTACATATTTCGTGATAAGGATAACAAGAAAGTCTATCATACAGAAAACAGTGATTACGTATGTTATCAAGTTCCTAAAGACACACTTGCTAAGAAGATTTTACCGTATGATCAGCTTAATCAAGTTCGAGTTAAGTATCGAGACCACGTTAACTTAGATCCTAGTATTACTTATGAGGGTGACGTCAAACTTACAGTTAAACATGCAATGGACTATTACTTTTACAATGAAGGTGAGGCAAGAAAGACACACCAGAATATTATGTTTTTGGATATAGAAGTTGATACAGGATCGTACAGAGGCTTTCCTTATGCAAAAGATGCCAACTATCCTATTTGTATAGTAACAACGTCTTATAATGGAACCAAAACTGTTTACACACTAGAACGTAATAACTTGAAAAATAGAGATGGTATTTTAGTTTTTAAGAACGAGAAATCTCTACTAGTCGAACTCATCAAGAATATCAAAACTACAGATCCAGATTTTATTGCTGGTTGGAATTTAATGTTTGACTTAGAGTACATCTATAACCGGCTTCCAAAGCTTGGACTTTCTCAAGAAAGTATTTCTCCATTTAATGAATTTTATGTTGAAGCATCTAAGTACATATGTTCTATTGCAGGAATGGTTCCTTTAGACCAACTTTATCTGTATCGTAGTTTTACGTTTACACAAATGGAAAATTACAAGTTGGGATTTATTGCTCAACATGAACTTGGAGTAACAAAAGTCGAGTTAGAAGATTCATTTAGTGAAATCTATCAAAAAGATCCAGATAAAGCAATTGAGTACAATATTCGTGATGTTGACCTGATTGAGAAGTTGGAGAATAAGCTCTCTCATGTTCTTCTTATTGATGAACTACGAGCAGTTTGTAATACTACTTTTGATTCAGTTTCATCATTAGGACAAATCGATTCTTTAATTGTTTCATTTCTAAAAAACAAAGGTTTTGCTTCAAAGAATGCGGATCCACATATTGTGAAGGAACGTTTTCCTGGTGCTTTCGTACTTGAACCTGAACCAGGTGTCTATAGTTGGATAGCTGATTTTGACTTTGCTTCTCTATATCCAAGTCTGATGATAACGTATAACATTGGCGTTAACAGTTTTGTTATGAAAACTAAGCAACCTTCTTTGGGTTATAAACTAGCGTATTGTCCTGACAAACTACCAGAAAAAATTGATGTAGTTATCGATCCAGTCAACATAGCTAAAGAGGTTACTGTAACTAGAGAGCAGTTACTAAAGAAAATTCAAGATAGTAAGTTGATACATACCATTAATGGTTGTTTTTTCTTACCTCATGACAAAGAGCTGTCAGTTTTTGCTGAAATTGTTGATATGTTAATGACTAAACGAAAAGAGTACAAATCTAAAATGTTTGAAGCAATTGAAAACAAAGATAAAGAAAACGAGAGATACTTCTATACACGACAATTAGTCTACAAGGTTCTTGCAAATACTTTGTATGGAGTTACGGCGAACAAAGCATTTAGGTTCTTTGATACTTCTGTTTCAGCAGCCATAACTTTATCTGGTCAAGAAGCACTAAAAACGTCAATTGTTGAGGCAAATCGTTTAATGGCAAAACTTTGTACTAATGTGGAACAACCTGTATATTCTCTTACAGAAAAAGAGATTTTTGGTGACGAATTAGAAGGTCATTTTGAATACATTGTTACAGGAGATACTGATTCAATCTTTTGTTGCTTTCAAGATTTTCCAAATGTTAACGTTTCAAACATACAGGAATGGTGTAAACAAGTCGAAACATATCTTAATGATAACAAGATCCTAGAAGTTGTAAAAAGACATAATGCGAATATAGAATATAATCGTTTGAAACTAAAAAATGAACTTGTTATTTCTCGTGGTTTGTTTCTAGCGAAAAAACGATATGCAATACATGTTATTAACAATGAAGGAAAGGACGTAGACAAGATTAACTTTATGGGTTTGGAGGTTAAACGTTCTGACTTCCCTAGTAAGACTAAAGAATTCCTTACAGAACTTACTGAGTTAATTCTTAAAAGTGACAAGTTCAGTATTACAAGTATTTTCCAATTTATTGAAAGAAAAGAGAAAGAATTTATTACTTTGATTAGACAAGGAAATAAATCAGTTGCTAGACCTGTAACATTCGGTAAAGAGATTAGTCAGTATAAAACAATTCCACAAGCAGTCAGAGCTATGGTTGCTTGGAATGAACTCATGTATGATATACATGTGCCTGGTTCACGGGCTTACATGTTTTGGATAAAGGGAATAGATTTTGATAAAGTTCCAGTTGATCTACAAACAAAAATGAGAATGAAATATGATGAACTTAAAAAGAAATGGAAGAAGATTGATGTTATTGCTGTCCCAGATGAAGAACCACGTTTACCCGAGTTTTTTGTTCCTGATGTACAAAAATCCCTAAAGTTTGTTTTTAAAGATAGGTACAATTTATTGTTAGAACCAATTGTTGAAGTCACTCAGCAAAAAGCACTACTAACTGTGTAAGAGGAGGTTAGAATATGCGAAGTAAATCTGTTAAGTTAATCGAATGTTTTGCTTCTTATCAAGGCGAAGGACCAGATAGTGGTAGATCAATGTTAATTCTCCGATTTAAGTACTGTAATAGGAATTGTCCGTGGTGTGATACAAAAGTTAAAATGCGTATTTCTGTTGAAACATCATACCCATTGTCAAAGATACAAGAAGTTATTAATGACAAACAATGTGGTATCTTAGTTACTGGTGGAGAACCGACTTTTGATCGTCATTTTGACGATACTTTGATGTTGTTGAATGAGCTAGATTATCCAATAGCTAATGTTGAGTCCAATGGTTTTCGACTTATTGATTTGGTTAAACAGACAACAAATAATAATGTTAAATTTATCTTCTCTCCAAAGTTGTTTACGGATAATGATCATACATTTGCTTGTGAAGTTACAACTAGGTTATTGGAAGAATACGGAGACCGTGTATTTGTGAAAGTAGTCTATGAAGATAGACGACTCGTTACTTCTTATTTGTCGTGGTTAAGTTATTTTGTTTGTAAAAAGAAACTTTTTAGCAATGTTTGGTTGATGCCTGAAGGTGTAACTCGAACTGACGTATTGAAAAATTCTGAAGCTGTGTTTGATGCTTGTGAAAAATATAAATTTAATTTTTCGTCACGTAACCACGTTATTTTCGGTTTTGTATAGACTAGGAGGGAGGTGGTTGAAATTTACGCAAAAAATTACTATCCTCAGGAATATAAGGGTACCTGTGTCGTACGACGAGAGGGCGAAACTACTGAGAAGTTGATTAAACGGTTCAAGAAACGTTGTATGAAAGATGGTTTGTTACAAGAAATGCGAGAACGTATGTTTTACGAAAAACCAAGTGTCAAAAAACGTAAGAAATGGCGGAGAAACCAAAGAGCACGTGAGAGAGAAAAACAACGTTACCTAAAGAATTTAGAGAAACTTCGTAAGAAAAGGATGAAGCAAAAACAAGAATCGGTGAGCAAAATTGTGAAAAGAACGAGTGGAGAATCTAAGGCAAGTTGAGAATGTTGCTAGTTTATGTTGAACAAAAGAACTAGAACAAAATCTACAGGAGACAAGTATGACGAAGAGTGGTTATGTACTAGCAGGCTTTGAAACATTATCTTCTATTCTAAGCAACTTTATTACTAAGAGTTCTCGTTTTAGGAACAACTTTACACATAGTGATGTTTCTAACTTCTTATCTACATCACTAGAGGGCTTTCTACATTCGTATGGGCAAAACTTTGGAAAACGGAAAAGTTACAGTAACTACAACCAGAAAGAACAAGAACTTTTGCAAAAGTGTCGAGAAACAGGTTTCTTTGATAGAACGAACTTCATAGTTGATAGTGGTGGATTCCAAATTTCTATAGGAAGGTTGAGTAGAAAAGAGTCAGAACTTCTTTTTGATTTGTACTACCAATGGTTACAAGATGCTCATAAAGTGTATGATCGAGCTTTTATTTTAGATGTTCCACCTGGTCCCAACTGTAAAATCTTTCATAATTTTAATGATGTTTATGACTTTAATCTGAGGTCATACACTACTGCTGCACAGTTACCTGAAGAAATTAGAAAGAAGATAATCTACATTCACCATTTTAGAACCCCAATGTTATGGCGTATTTACACGAAGATCCTTCATGATGAAGCTATGTTCTCTAAGTTTCAAAGATTTGGTACTGGAGGAATAGTTGCAAATTCAGCAGGTGACTTGACTATACCATGTATTATCTATGTTCTTCCTCTTGTTCCTCTCCTAAAAGAAGCAAAACAAGCAGGTTATCAATCATTGAAATTTCATATTTTAGGTGGTGCTAATTTAAGGGATGTTTTCCTTTACAAGTTATTCGAGAAACACATCCTTATAGAACATGGGATTTCACTAAAAGTGAGTTATGACTCATCAGGTATTTTCAAGCAAGTTATGATTGGGCGATTCATTTTTGTTAAAGATATGTTTGGCAACTACTCGAAATTGGATATTCGAAGTGAGAAACTACGTTTACGGTATGGAAAAGAGACTGTTTACGAGAAATTGCAACGTGTTCTTAATGACTTTGCAAGTAAATGGAACTTCCAGTCAATTTCACTAGATGGCGTTTATGACCCAGAAAGTGGTACATTTTGGGACGATGTTCGAGTTTACCTTATGCTATATGCGTTAGGAATTTACGCTGACCTAGAAGAACATCTTACTAATCTTGTTGATGAGATTTATCCATACTATAACACAAACGAAGAGAAATTCTATCAAGAATGTTTAAGTATAACGAAAATGTTGAATGGAGGCAAGATCAGCAAGAAACAACAAATTAAAACTCAAAGTATCGTTAAGTCTTTACGTATGCTTTCAGAATTGAATGAATCCTTTTGTGAACATCTTATTAGTAAGTATCTTTCAAAGGACGAATTTGTTGATTTGGATACTAAAAGTAAGATTCTAACAGTTTAGGAGCTACTTCATGATAACTGAATCTTTTTTAAACTCGTGTTTTACATTAGTTTTGAACAAGAATGTGAAAATCAAACGCACTAAAGCACTATATCAAGACATACTAGATGTATTACAGTTTAGTGAAAATAAATCGCCAGATTTACCTTATTCGATTTTGTCTAAGCTTGAATGCCTGAAACGAATTTGCAAGTTCCTCCTTGACGACAAAACTTTAGACAATATTATGGATAGTATTGCTTTTAGCGAGAAGTTTAAACAGTTTCGTGACTTTCTTGATACAAAAATAAATGAGGCAATCAAAGACTATGTTGTTCAAGATTGTATCAAACAAGTTCGATTACGTAAGAAAATCAATATGTTATTCAAGAATTACTCTGAACTAGATAAGATTCTGAGTGAAATAAAGGATGGTTCTTTTGACTCTATTGATGATTTAGTAGAAGACTATGAAGTTACAATCAGACATTTATACTCAAACATGATGGAAGCTAACAGGCTTGTAGAAATAGAAGCAGCAGCTTCTTTAGATCTAGTTCAAGATGACTATAAAAATGTTATCGATATGATTATTAAGAAATACGACAGAACGAACAAAACACCTACTGGTTTTGCGTATATTGACAATTCTGTTCTCTATGGTGGGTATGAGCCATCAAGACTATACATATGGGGAGGTGGTTCAGGATCTGGTAAATCAACGATTTTAAGTAACTCAATCCTCTATTCAGCCCAAAAACATATTCCCAAATCTGACTCTATTGAAAGCGTGTACATTTACATTACATGCGAAAATACTATTGAAGAAGCATTAATGAGGACGTACATGCCATTGTTTAATTGTACTACTAATCAGATGTTAGCAGATATTTCACGAGGTGTTGATATAAAAGAGAAAATTCAAACAGAACTTCGAAAACATGGTTGTACGATTATTATGAAGTATTTTCCTGCTATGAGTATAAATGTTTTTGACATTATGAGTGTTATAGACGAAGTAGTTGAAAAGTACGGTGACAGTAAGATAGCTGGAGTTTATGTTGATTATCTTGATTTACTGCGAGCTGATACACGATATGATATGTATCGTTTGGAACTTGGTCATATTACACTTTCATTAAAAACGTTAGCTGTCCAATATAATCTTCCAGTCATCACAGCTACACAGCTTGGACGAAGTGCATACAGA